TGGAATGTACCCATCTTGGCGATTGCATCACCGATGTGGGTAATTAATCCTGTAATACCGAGCGTTGCAAGCGATCCCGCAATGGTAGCAATGACCGGAAGCCAGGCTTCCATCTTCTCTTTGATGCGATCCACCTCATCGGTGAGATTCTTGAAGATAGATTCATCCCACAGGGAATCGATGTCGAGACCGTCGAATCCTGCTCCAGCGTCTTGACCGGCGCCACCTCCGCCACCTCCGCCTCCACTCGGCGGACTAATGACGTTCAGTTCATCAATTCCGAGGGTTGCCTTCTCCAAATCTTTCGCAGCACCTGCCGCCTTGCCAAGGGAGGAGCCCAGATTGTCGGTATTCTCCACAGCACTGCCCACGCCGGCATTATAGCCAGACCAGTCTACGGCCATGATTTTGAACCCAAACAAAGCTGCCAGCCAGTTCACGGCATCGATTAGAATCTCTACAAACGCCTGCAAATACGGCATAACCGCCGTAAGCGCCGGTAAGAAGAGCGAGCCGAATGCTTGCCCCAGAGATTTTACCTGCTGGGAGAAGGTACGCATGAGACCTTCTGCCGTTTGAATCTCTGCTGCGTAGGTACCAACGAGCCCCTGTGCATGCGCCTGATCCACAAGGGTCAAGTAGCGGAGATAAGATTTCTGCGCTTCTGTTGCGCTTTGCACGCTAATTGCCAAGCCATGGTTTGCCGCCGTTTGCTCCAATGTCGATTCGATGATGGTAAAACCGGCACGGCGGATTGGCTCAACTTCACCCGCAATGGCGGATTTTACGGCTTCGGAGGCATCTTCGAAGGTCTTATAGACGTCATTGTAACCCGCCCAAATATCATAGGTTAGTTCCGTATAGCCGAGTGCCATCTTGGAAGCGTCTTCGCTATTGACACCGAAGCCGGTGAGCATTGTCGCATAGATGGACGAATACTGCATGAACTTCTGGATGTTGATGCCCAGTTCTTCATTCAGGCGTACGATCCAGTCATAGACCTCTTGCGCATTCTCGCCGAAACCGCGACCAAAACGGGCAGCAATACCATCCCATTCAATGGCAGAGCTGATCAGCTGCGAAAAGGAGGTAACCAATCGCTGAATCCATTCGATGCCTGTTTGAATGGCAAACATCATCGTGCTTAGATTAAGAGACGTTGTATTGACCTCATCCCCCAATTGACGTACCGAGTTGGACGCCGAACGACTGCTGCTATTGATTCCCCGGAATCCCGCCTGAATGGTGGTCATCTTGGTCGATAGGGGAGTCAAGACTGCATTCAGTTTTTCGATTTTCTCTGCAAATGCAGAAATCTTCTCGTCGCTCAGGCCATCTGTTACCTTGCCGATTCGAGCTAGAGCATTTACCATGCTCGTGAAACCGCTGGCACGGACGGCAGACAGAGGTGCAACCGCTTCGATAATCCGCTGAATTTGCGGCGCCACACGCTCGATACTAATGCCGTTTAGCGCCTTTAAGGATGTTGCAAGCTTGTTAAGACTCGTGCCGATACTGGTAACAGAACCGACTTCTTTGAGCGCCCGAAGGGAGCCGACAAGCTTGCCAACAGACCGTGTTGCGGTAGAAATATCCGTGAGCTTATGAAGCGCAACGGATAGATTATTCAGATTTTTAACTGCGGTGCTGACACTGCCGTTTGCCTTGAGCTCCCCCAGAGCCTTAGAGAGGTCCCGAATCCCGGCAGCAGCACCACTGGAACTGCTTTGAATTTCAATCTGTAGGCTATCAATCGTTGTTGGCATTTACATCACGCCCCATTTCGCGGATGTGTCTCTTGGGACATCTGTCTCTGCCGAATTCGCTCTGCGAACATTGCGAACTCCGCTTTCAAGCGTTCTTCTTTCTTGCGGGCCTCCCGTTCCTTGCGGGCTTGCACCTCAGCTGCCGTGATAGGATAAGGTTCCTGTACATATGGCTCTGGCTTCACGGCGCCTTTTTTCATTGAAAAGCGGAACAGAGGACTGGCATCGCATAGGGCTTCGTAGATATACATTCCTTGGAGCCAAAGCTCCTGATTCTTTCGGTTGTCTCTCAGCTCTGCCGCCTTTCTATATACCTCGACCAATCTGACATCCTGATTCCAAAATTCATCGTAGGTCATGCCGATGGACATATAGTGTGGGCAGAGCTGATTGAAGACTTCCGTATAACTCTGGAAAGTTAGCCCTTTGTCACCTTCCAGGTCGCCGCGTTTCCCTCATCGACGGCACTATTGTCCGTCAAGGTATTTACGGTCTCGGCGTACATTTCGAGAAGCACCTGGATAAAGCCATCCTCGCCGTCGCCGATTTTATCTACCAAGTGCTCATAGATTTCATCCACAAGAGATCTCCTGATGCCCTTATGGTTTTTCATGAATGCACCGTAGACGAGCAGGGGAACCATGGTCATCGGCTTGTCGCCAAGCTGATCAATTACAAAGCCCTGCTGCTCCAACTGCTTCACCGCATTGCGGGAATATTCCAGAACGTACTGCTGCTTCTGATAAGTAATGGTTACTGTGGTACTCATTTGATACTCTCCTTTTCTTAAAACACTGAAAATATTGACAATTTTAGATAGTTATGCTATTTTCCGAATAGCAGGATGAGCATTGGCCTCTCCGTTTACGGTTAGGTTTACGTCGGCATGTAAAGTCCGCCGGGTGCTCAACCCACAATAAGTGCATCCGTCCTATAACCCGGCGCCATGTGTGTGCCGCCTTCACTGGGACGGGTGCTTTTTTATGCGCCCTGCGCCCAGACAGGCACAGTAGACGGCGTGACGGAAATCGTCATTTCCACGACTGCATCGACGGCACCTTCGTTGACAGATACGCTGACAGAGCCCTTCCAGGTGTAATTGCTGCCGTCAGAGAAGCTGAGCGACCAGCTCTGATCACCTTTGAGGGTATTGAGTGCACTGTATACTGCCGGATCATAGTTCGCCGTAAAGTCAAACGATTCACTCTGGCTGCGGATACCAGCAATAAAGGTCTGCGCATCATCGCTGAGTGTCGTGGTTTCAAGGGAACTTCGCTTACCAAGCAGGGAAGGGAAGTCCTTGATGGCAACGGCGGTCTGCGGATTCGATTCGCCGTATTTCAGGGTTACGCCATATGTAGAAATTGCCAATGTTACTCCTCCTTTTATCGTTTGTATATGACTCCATCTGCGCCTACGACAGCTTCATACGTCGCCGCAATGGAGTAGATTGTAGACTGATAGATTTCTGGGGTGGTCGTATACGTGATACGCCGAAACCCCAGACTGAGCATCACGCGGTCTGCCGTGACAAATAGTGCACGAGCCTCCGCTTTTTTGCCGCTTACTTTATTGGAAAAGACCTGCAATCGGTAAGTGAGGCCGGAGAATTTCTCCTCATCCGCAGAATCCACCAATGCACCAACCGTCACATTTTCGACTTCATCCAGCGTGACTGTGGGGAATTTAGATGGGCTGCGGGTGTACTCGCCGGAGATAAATGCGTCTGAGCGTTCCTCTCGGACAGCGCTTGCGACTGCGGTGAAGACTTCATTCAAGATATCAATCATCGGAAGACCTCCCTTGCAATCTGCACCACGCGCTCGACCATAGCATCTCGGGCAGTTAACATGACCTCTGCCGGCGGGTTACCGTATGTATGCCGTCCGGCTGCGCCCTCATTCTGCTTGAAGTACCAGCCGTGTGGGTTTGCACCTTTTCCTTTGCCGTAAGATCCGTGAGGCGGCGGGGTGAAATCCGAACGAACTGCACTATATTCCCTGAATTTTACGCCCGTACCGAACTCAATGAATCCCACGGTGGAGCCGTATGCAATCACGGCGGCACGGTCTCCAAGCTGCGTTTGCGAAATAAGGACATCATTTTCTCCGTCATAATCTGCAAGAGAAAAGCCTGTGGACGCCACCGTAACGCCAATCTCTGTGAGTCTCCGGACAAATTCCGTCTCCTTCGCCTTGAGATCTTTTTCATACTGTTGTAGCTTTTGATATGCACTATTAATGGAGGCTTTGTCGAACGGATCTATGGAAATTTTCATGTCACCGTTACCTCCTGCAGTGCGTAGAGAATGCCGTTTTTGCTGTCCGCCTTACGGACCACAATGTAATTGTGTGCAGCAGGCGGTGCTACGCCGAACCAGATAATGCTGTCTTCTTCCAAGGGGCACGAAGGATCTGACACGCTCAATGTACGGCTATACGCGGTAAAACTGCCGAATGTCTGGACATCATCGCCACCGGACGATGCGGAAACGTTGACACTCAGCGCAATTGGATTCCCGTAAGTCGGTGTACTTTCGCCGGTCTCGTTTCCGTATTCGTCCAGGTTGCTTATTTCGCCAGTACGAAGGGCATAGTAGATTTGCCGCTTGTTTCGGTTCAGTCCCCTCATCCCATCACGCTCCCAGCAACCGGGATAATGC